TTATATTAAATTAATAGCTTTTCTTAGTTCTTCAATGTCCTTATGGGTATAAATTTTCTCAGTAGTTTCATAGCTACTGTGACCTATTATTTTCTTTATAGATGTTCTATTTGCATCAGCATTATTCATTAAGGTTGCAAAGGTATGACGTGCATCGTGTGGTCTATGATTCATATTAAGTTGCTCCATTATAGGTATAAATCTTTCTCTATAATAATTATCATATTTCATTGGTTTATTTCTAGAGTTAACTATTAAATACTCATGACCTTCTTCTAAGCGATTTTTTATGAAAGGAAGAATCTTTTTATTTATAGGTATTATTCTATTTTTACCTGCATCAGTTTTAATTCCACCTGTAATAATTTCATTTTCTAAGTCAATATCTGTGGATTTTATTAATAGTAACTCTCCAATTCTAAGGCCAGAATAAATCATAATTAAGATTGTATCAACAAAAGGTATTTCATCTACTACTCTAAATAACCTTTTTATTTCTTTTTCAGAGAAAGGAACTCTCTTAATAGAATCAATTTTCTTACCAAGTTCAACGTAGTTAGAGTAATCTTTTTGGACAATATCATTCTTCATAGCATATTTATATAGCTGATTATATAAGCTCTTAATCTTTCGTTGAGTACCATACCCTTTACCACAAGTATTTATTACATTTTGTAGATGATTTGCTTTAATATCAACAAATCGTAAGTCGTGTAGTTCTTTAGAAGTATAATAAGCAGCATTATATCCGTTTATAGCTGATTTGGATATATCTATATACTTTTCTTCGCTCCACTTAGTGAAAAGCTCAGAGAAGGTTATAGATGATGCATCAATGTTATAAGGATTTGCATTATAATCAGCTAAAGCTACAAGTGCTAATTTTCTGGTTTCATAATATCCGATTGTTTTATATAGCTGCTTTCCTTCATCTGACCAACCAATAGTTTTTCTAACCATAAATGGTTTTCTTCTATTTCCAGATAATTTATAAACAGTTCCGTAACCATTAGGTAATCTCATATATGTAAAACATCCTTTCAACTAACTTATTTTAACTATACAGAAAGTGTTTATCTTAATTAAAGTGATTTAGAGTAAATATTAATCATTAAAATATGTATTAGTACTAAATATTGCAAGCTAAATACTGAACTTCATGTCTGTTAATAATTTCTTTGACTTTATTAAGTCTAATTTCATCTATGCATATAGATAAAATTTTGCAATTTATGATTTCTTCAGTAACATTAAATTTTTCTGCAAGAGTATATATGTTGTTTGAACAATCCAAAATAGCTTGTACAAATTCTTCATCACTAATAAAAAAGTTAGAAGCCCATAGTTTGGATTTTAGTTCTTCTTTTTGTTTTAATATATTCTCAATATAAGATGCTTCTTTTTTTATCAAATTGCCAATAGTCTTAAAATGATGACCAAGTTCTTCAGCCAGTATAGAGTAATACTCTTTTTCAGTACCAATATTTTTGCTTATTCCTATAGTTGGATTTACTCCAGGAATGTTGATATAAATTCCTAATGTTTCTGGAATTTTTAACTCTTCATCTAAAATAATATTTTCTTTTTCAATTAAATTAAATAATTCTAGTCTTTTTTTCATACGTGTTTTCATCCCCTTGAATAAAAATATATATTTATTTATATCATGCAAACGTATGTTCGTCAATTTTTCAAAAAAAAGATGTTCTCAAAGAACATCTTAAAATGTAAAACCAAATAGATTACTTGTATCATCTTCGTCAGTTAATTCTACAGCTATATGACAGTTTTTGGGAAGTTTAAAAGAATCGTCAATAGGAAGATCACTTTCCAGTGAAGTTAAAATATATTGAATATTATATTTTTCACATAATTCAGAAACTAAGTTTAAGTAGTTTTTCTTTTTTCTTGGATCTAAAGTCTCTAAACAGCCATCATGATATACAAATTTAATAAAGTTTTCATCAGAATACGAAGTTAATATTGCAAGATCAAAGCAAGCACAAAGAATTTTTTTGTATGAATGTCCTTTTCCTTGTGCTGTTATAACATTATCATCACTATATATTTCGGATAAAAATTCAAGATTTCCAAGTTTATTAGGAGTAATTGATAGTAATCCGTTTTTACCTAGAATTACATTAACATAATCATTAAATAAATCTCTAATTTTTTCGTAACGTTCATTACCCTTATCAACTTGAATTCGTATTATTTTCTTTAATGATTCTAATTCGTTTTCTAATACTGCTAGTTCATCTTTTTGAGTAACTAATATCTCTGAATCTTCTAATTTTGAGTTGTATTTTTCTATATCACGTTCTATTTCTATTAATTTTTTTTCATAGCTTTTATATTTTTTAAAAGTATCAGTTTCTGTTAATAAACTAAGATAGGATGTTCTTTTTTCATTTAACAAAATAAGTTGTTTATTAATTTTATTTAGTTCAGATTCTTTTTTTAATCTTGATTCAATAACATAAGAATTTCTATCATTAGTAAGTGTTTTATTAAAATTTATTAAATCCTCATATGATTTTTCTAGTTGTTCAGAGAAATAGATTGATACTTCCTCAAATATTCTTTTGGTTGCTTCTAAGTCAAAATTTACTTTATGTTCTAAAGAAGAATTAAGATTGGCTATATCTATTTCAAGATTATAACGTTTTGAGTTTAAAGATGAAATTTCTTGTTCTACTTCGTCAACAGTATCTTTATTTATTTTTTGTTCTTGAAGATAGAAATCGAACTTGTCTAATGTTTTTTCTATAGAAGCTTTTTCTTTTTCTTTAATTCTAATAAGACCTTTATATTTATCTATAAGCTTATCTTCTATTTCCATACTTTTTTCTAACTTGTTAATATATTCTTTCTTTGAAGCAATATCTTTGTCATAGTTATATTTTAAAATAAGTTGTTCGCAATTAAAACCTAGCAGTTCGAATAGTAATGGCTTCCAGTCTGAATCTGATCCAGCATATTTACTTAAATGAAATTCATCACTATAGTCAGATTGTGTTCTTAGAAAATAATTTATATAGCTTCTATATGAGAAATTAGATAATAAATTAAAACTTAACAAGTTTTGAAGAATTTTTTTGGGGTTTTTAGAAGAATCATGTGAAGTTAATGGTAAATCTTCGTAATCCCATATGGTTTCATCTACATAGTTATTAAATTTGTTTTGAGATATTTTAAATGATATTTTAGTGCTCTTATTTGTTGCTCTTTTAATAGTTACATATTTTTGAGAATTTATTTGTATTTCTAAATAAAAAACATGATTCTTAAATTCTTTCTGTTTAAGAAAATGTTTCTTATCAATTTCTTTTAAAAGCATAAAATCAATAAGTTCAACTAAAGTAGACTTTCCCAAGTTATGACAATCTTTGTCTAAATTTTCTTTATCAGTTATTTTACCTAAAATTAGATTAAAACCTGAAGAAAATTTAATAGTCTTAAAAGTATCGTGATTAGAATATAGTTGTACTAATTTCATTGTATCAACTCCAATCTATCATTTTTAGGAGAATATTTAATTTTACCTAAAAGAAAAAGAAAGTCTAAGGAAGTTAAGAGATTATACTTGTAGTCTTCATTAGAATCTTCAACTAATTTTGATTGTAATTCACTAAATGTAATACTTTTTTTTTCTAGTAAAAGAGATAATATTTCACTAGCAATTTTTATTATACAAGTATCTAAATTTAGAAATTTTGTAGGCGTTAACATTCATCTATTCTCCTTTCCGTATTATATCTATTTATATACACTATTTTATTCCGATATCACAATTATAATACATAAAGTGTAAAAATAACAGAACCTTTGTTCGTATTTTCATGAATTTAGTATCTTTTTCACGTTTACGGATTATATACTGATAAAGTAATTGAAATATTTTATCAAAACAATCTACGCTTGGAATCAATGATAAGCATAGACTTTGTAATTCTTCTGTTGTTGTAATGTACATTTTTACATATTTTTCATTGCGTGGATTTCCTAGAAATGAACGTATTTTACCAAACTGTGGTAAATATTTCTCTTTAATTTCTTCAAAATAATTATTTGTTAGTTTATTTTTCAAATTTTTTGATAATAAATCTATTGGCTTATTATCAGGGAAGGGTGTGTCATTAAGAGAATCTAAATTCTCGTAGAAGAATTCTATAACATCTTTGATATCGTCATCATAAAAAAATATATTATCAGAACTTAAAGCAGCATAGGTAATTTTAGTAATGTTATTATCTCTTCCAGCTTGATAAGTATCTTCTCCACTATAAGCTTCTTGAGTAATCCCTGAATTACCTAGTAACATTATTATCTCTTCCAGCTTGATAATTATTTCCGGTAATGGAGTTGGACTCTTGCTTTATGTCCCTAATTTTGTTATTATCCTTATCCTTCTTTATCAACACCCAAATTTTCACTATAATGCTGGCTGCAAATATTGCACCTATTAAAGATATAATTATTTTTACAACATTATCCTCACTCATATTTCTCCCCCTTATATTAAAATATAGGTGCTCATCATGAACACCTTATAGCTTGTACCTTATTGTCAATAAGAAGTAAAAAATAAAAAGATTACTTCTTATATTTTTGCTTTATATATTCTATATAATTCTCAATTTCTTTCCTAGCTTCATCAGGAAGATCTTTATAATCATAATCACTATGAAGAGCAATTGTTTCTTCGCTAGAATTATAATTTCTATTATTAGAAATGCCTAAAAGATAGTCAGCAGAAACATTGAAAAACGATGACATTGATTTAATTAAATCATTATCCATATCTCTAATTCCTTTTTCATAATGACTAATTGATTGCTGAGAGATATTAAAAGTTTCAGCTAATTTTGATTGGCTCATTTTCTTTTCAAGCCTTAATTCCTTTAATCTATTCATTTTAAACACCTCATTAATATTTTACTACTTATTGGAGTGAAATTTTACAATTATTTGTTGTTAAAAGTATTGACATACTACAAAATGGAGTATATTATATAAATATAATCACTACAAAACGTAGTAAAAGGAGGCTAGAGATGAGAGAAAAATTGATTGAAGTACGAGGAGATAAAAGTCAAAGTGATGTGGCAGAAGTTCTTGGCATATCACAGAAAACACTAAGTGCTATTGAACGTGGATATAGGAATCCTAGTGTTGAGTTGATGAAGAAACTTCAAGATTACTACAAAGTTAGTATGATTGACTTGTTTAATGATATTTTTAAGTTTTGATACTACATTTTGTTGTTGTTACATATTTTAATATATTTAAGGAGGAAAGAGAATGGTGAGTGAATACAGAAATATTTACCAAATTGCTAGAGAAAGTACAGGATTAACACAAGAAAAAGCATCTGAATACATGGATATATCAGTTGATAGTTTAAGAGCATATGAAGGAGGTAAAAGAATACCACCAGATAGGGTAGTTATTAAGATGATTGAAATATATGATACTCAATATTTGGCTTATCAGCATCTTAAGACTAGTGATGAAGTAGGAAGAGAATATTTGCCTAATATAGAGATTAAAGACTTGCCAGTAGCTATATTAAGGTTGCAAAAGGAAGTCAGTGATTTCATTAAATTAAAGGATGAAATGATTAATATAACATGTGATGGAATTATAGATGATGAAGAAAGACCAAGATGGACTTTAATAACTAAGGAGCTTGATGACGTTGTTGAAGCAATTATGGCTTTAAAATTTGCAAGATAGGAGTGATATATATGGTTGGAAATATAAAAGTAGTAGATGCAGCAAGAATAATGGGTAAATCTCAACAATTTGTAAGGATTGGATTGCAAAGAGGCTTATTGCCTTTTGGAACAGCTATACAAATGACTTCTATGTGGACATATCATATATCGCCTAAACTATTTTATGAATATATGGGTCCAGAATTTAAGGAGATTATAGAAAAGGAGTGTAGTGATGGAAGAAAACATAATTGATTTAATTGGAGAAATAACAAAGTTATCCATGAAGTTAAATAATAAATATGAAGATGATTTTTTTGTTAGATATTCAGGGCATACAAATGGGTTTGAGATATTTTATATTGATGGTGGATATAGAGAAAATGAGAGTTTTGAGCAAAAGCATTTAATCCTTTCATTTATTAAGAATACAGAAGAATATGTAAGGAAATTAGAAGGTGTAAAAGAATTGCTTTTAAAAAAGCTAGAAAATAAAAATGAACCTTTAAAAAAGGTTCAAAAACAAATCAAAAAATAGATACGGATTGCCGTCCGTATCTCCATTATATCATAAAAGGAGAGAAAAGAAAATGAATAATATTACAGTTATTGACTTAGGAAATTACAATGTTAAAGGAATTGATACAAAAGGTAAGCAAGTTACTTTTAAAAGTAATATAAGTAGAGATTATGAGGCTTACCCAGATGGATTTAGTTATGTTAATTTAGGTGGAGAATTTACTTTTTTTGAGAAAGGTAACTTTAGTAAGGAATATATAAAAACTAAAAAGGATTATATAGCACAGTTATTATATGCCATAGCTAAGTTAAATGAGGAAAGTGAGAGTATTGAAACTAATTTAACTTTGCTTTTACCAATAAGCGAAATGGATCATAAGCAAAAGTATATTGAGGATCTAAAAGGAAAAGAGTTTAAGTTTGCAGCAAAGACTACTAAGAAGAGCAATAAGGTTGTTAAGATTTTAGATGTTTTTGTAGTACCAGAAGGATATGCAAGTTATTTTACTTTAGATGATAAAACTAAATCAAGCAATGTGTTAATACTTGATATTGGAGGACGTACAACCAATGTAGTGGCTATGGATAATGGAAAGCCACAAGTATTAAATACTTATAAAATTGGTATTTTAGACTTCTATTTAAAGCTTAAGAATTTAAATTCAGATAAGGAATATAAGATTGAAGATATTGAAAAAGCAATAACTAAAGGTGATATAAAAGTATCTAAAAAGCAGTTAGCAGCTTTTACTAATGATGTAATTAATGAAGTGAGTATCAATATAAATTTAAATCATTATAACTATGTTATTTTTACAGGTGGTGGCTCTATAGTCATCCAGGACATTATAAAAGAGAGCTTACCTTCACAATGTTTAGTCGCTAATAATGCTTTAAATACTAATATACAAGGAGCATTAGAAGCTAGTAAAGAGATATGGAAGTAGGTATTTTATATGGCAAAATCAGAAAGAATAACATTTCTATTAAACAAAGAAAATCCTAAAGATAAATTAATATTAGATTTATTAAGCAGACAGTATAACAAATCAGATTTTATTAGAGATATTTTATATAAAGTTGCTATTTTTAATGATGATAATACAATGATAACACCATTACCACACCATGATAATACCATTACAACACCGTTATCACATGATGATAATAGTATGATAATGCCATTACAATATGATGATAATACCATGATAACACCATTATCACACCATGATAATACTATTACAACATCATTATCACATGATGATAATGCATTTAAAGTTGATGTAAGTAAAGTTGAAGATGATGAAGTTGATTTATCAATATCATCTTCAAGTGATCCAAGTAAAAATGCACTAGATTTTTTAAAAGATATGTAGATAGGGGGATGGAATATGTATTTTTCTTTTGATTCAGAAGTGGCGAAAGTTGTTGGCGTTGATGGAGCAATTATGCTGAATAATATGTATTACTGGATTGCTAAGAATAGAGCTAACGATAAACATTATTATGAAAATACTTACTGGACCTATAATACAATAAATGCTTTGACAGAACTATTCCCATTTTGGAGTAAAAAGCAGATAAGCAGAATATTAAATAAATTGATTGAGGATGGATATTTATCAACTGGTAATTTTAATAAGGTTTCTTACGATAGGACTAAATGGTATGCATTGACCCAAAAGGGATATTCCATTTTCCCAAATGGGGAAATCGAATATCCCAAAAAGGAAAATCGAATTGACCAAAAGGGGAATACTATACCAAATAATATACCAAATAATATAAATAGTGCAAATGATGATTTGATAAATGATGAAATGGTAGTAGATAAGATTTGGAGTTTATATCCAAACAAAAAGGGAAGAGCACAAGCTATTAAAAAAATACCAAAGATAATATCAAGTATTGGTGAGAGTCAGCTTATTAGATGCATAGAGAGATATTCTTTGGAATGTAAGGGTAAGGACAAGCAGTTTATTCTTAATGGATCTACTTTTTTTAATGGCAGATATGAAGATTATTTAGACTGTAATTTTACAGATGATAAAACGGAGAATAAAGAAGAAGCTAAACCTAAGGAAAATAAATATAAATTCATACTGGAGGATATGTAGAATGAATGATACAAGACAATTACCACATAGCATTGAAGCAGAGCAGGCAGCTCTTGGCTGTATTATTAATTATAAAAGTCAACTAGCTTTGGCCGAGGATGTACTTAAGGATGATGATTTTTATTGGGACAAGCATAAGAGAATCTTTAGTACAATAAAGGCTCTAAGCAGAAAAGATATGAATATAGATTTGATTACTTTACTTAATGAGTTAAAAGTATCGGATAGCATAGATAAATGCGGTGGAGTAAGTTATATAACAGAGTTAGCAACTAATACAGTATTTAGCAGCAATGTTGAATCGTATGTGAAAATCATAAAAGATAAATCCGATAGAAGAAATCTTATAAGAGCAGGACGAGAGTTAATATCAAAAAGTTATGAAGAAAGTGAAGTTGAATCAATAATTTCCACAGTAGAAGATAAAATATACAAAGTTATCAACAGTAAGGAGTCAGAAGATATCCTCGATATGGGACAATCTGTGGAAAAAGTGTTGACTAGAATAGAAAATAATTATTGCAATGGTGGTAAGATACTTGGAAACACTACAGGATTTAAAGAGATAGATAATACTATTTCAGGACTTCAAAAAGGTGATTTCATTATTGTTGCAGCAAGACCTAGTATGGGAAAGACAGCCTTTGCTCTTAATATTGGACAACATGCATCAAAGGGTGCAAGTGTTGGGATATTCTCTTTAGAAATGACGACAGAGCAACTTATGGAAAGATTGATTTCATCAAGAAGTTTAGTGGAGTTTGGAAAGATAAAAACAGGAAAATTAGATGAAGCTGAATTTAGAAAAATAACGGATGCTGCTAATGTATTAGCTAAAAGAAAAATATTTATCGATGATAAGTCAACTAATCTTTCAGATATTAAAGCTAAGTGTAGAAATCTAAAGATTAAAGAAGGCTTAGACGTAGTTATTATAGATTACTTACAGTTAATCGAAATTTCAGATAAGACCAATTCGAGAGAGCAAGAAATTGCAAAGATTTCAAGAGAACTTAAGAAATTAGCTAAGAAGTTAGAAATAACAATAGTTGCTTTATCGCAATTATCAAGAGCACCAGAGCAAAGGACAGATCATAAGCCTATACTTTCAGATTTAAGAGAATCTGGTTCTATTGAACAAGATGCAGATGTGATTTTTATGCTTTATAGAGATGAGTATTACAATAAAGAATCAGAAGAAAAGAACATTGCAGAAGTAATAATAAATAAAAATAGAAATGGTGAAACCAAGACAATTAAGTTAGGATGGATTGGTCAATATCAAAGATTTGCAACATTAGATAGAGAAAATTGTTAGTAAGTTAAAATCTCATGGGCTTTGATAAGGGATTACAATAAGCTACGAAGCTTACTTCAAGGTCATGTGAGTCTTCCAGGGGGGAGAAATCCTCCCAATAAATTAAATAGGTTAGGGAAGTGATTTTATTGGAAGAACTAATAATTAATAAAGTTGATAAAACAAAAGAGTATGATTTTTCTACCGCTTATGATAGGTTGCTTGAGGAAAATATTATAACAAGTATATACACTAAAAATAGTTATAGATTAGATAGATTTGTAGGAGGAAAAGTTAAGTTGAAATTTTATAATCCTTCAATATCGAGATGGCAAAATACAGATTATATGTTGAGTAAAGAAATTTTAGGGAAATGGTATGTAACTAAGAACTAATAAAGCTATTATAGGAGGATTAATTGAAGTGGAAATAATATTGAGATATAGAAATAAGGGAGAATCAAACATTAATGAGATTAGATTTGCCGATTATTGTCCATTTGGATTTTGGATGGCTCAAAACTGTGAAGAAATTGAAGTTGTTGAGTGTATTCAAGAGGAAGATTTTTAGTGACTGATAAGTCGTAATTGCAAGATAGTACGAAATAGAGGTGATTAGGTGAAAGTTTTAAAATGGCCAGGCTCTAAGTGGAGCATAGCAGATAAAATTGTTGAGATAATGCCTAAGCATAATATTTATTTAGAACCCTTCTTTGGATCAGGAGCAGTATTTTTTACTAAAACACCATGTAATACAGAAATACTCAATGACTTAGATGGGGAGATAGTAAATTTATTTAAGACAATAAGAGATAATCCTGGAGAATTATCAACTGCTATAGAACTAACTCCATATAGTAGAGAAGAATATCAAGAAAGTTATAAAAGAAATGAAAAAGACTTAGGAACCATAGAAAAAGCTAGACAATTTTTAGTTAGATGTAATATGGCCAGAGCAGGTATGCAATATTATTCTTCATCATGGAGACATGCAGGTCCAGTATTAGGTGCAACAACTAAGCAGAGAGTTACTGGAGATTGGAATAAGGTTCCTGAAAGAATAATGGAAGCAACTAAAAGATTAAAAGATGCAGAAATAGAAAATAGAGATGCATTTGAATTAATAGAAAAATACAACAGAAAAGATTGTTTGATATATATAGATCCACCTTACTTATTAAGTACCAGGAGGCAAAGATATTACAACATTGAAATGACAGAAGATAAAGAGCATAGAGAGTTACTAGAATTATTAAAAAAGCATTTGGGCCCTGTAATAATAAGTGGTTATAATAGCGATTTATATGAGGATATGTTGCAGGGGTGGAATAAGAAAGAGATTAGAACAAATGCAGAGCAAGGAAAACAAAGAGTAGAAGTTTTATGGTTTAACTATGAATTACCGAAGCAAATGAGCTTTGAAATATAGTTCACGATATGTAGAAAGTGCGACAAAAATGATCTTTGAAAGTTGAATAATGCGGTATTTACAAAATATGTTATAATTAAGTTAAAATTATAATGTGAGTGAGATAAATTGAAATTTAATTATAAGCCTATAAAAAAGGAGGTATTTATTTATGGTTAAGTTATGGAATAAATAGAGTATATGGAAGTTGAGTTTCTATATACTTTAACTTAATTAAAATGTAAGCGTCAAAAGAATATAGAAATGGAGAGTTAATATGGATATAAAATATAAAGAAAATAGTACGTTTAAATTGAAACAGTTAGTAGAGTTATATGGAAATGTTGGATGGATAAGTTATTCAAATAAACCTAGTGAACTTAATGAAGCAATTAAAAATTCATTATTTAATATAGGTGCATTTGATGGTGAGGAACTTGTTGGATTAATTAGAGTTGTTGGAGATAATATTTCTATTATTTATGTACAGGATATTCTAGTTAAAGAGAATTATCAGAGGTTAGGAATTGGAACTAATTTATTGCAATTAGTGCTAAATAGATACAATAACGTTAGACAAATTGTATTGATGACAGATAATACTGAAACGACAAAACTATTTTACAAAAGAAATGGTATGGTAGCATTTGAAAAAATTAATGGGGTTGGATTTATCAAATATAATTTATAAATAACAATAAAAGAATACTAAGAGTATTTTTATGTTAATAATTATATGAATAACAGTTAAATTCCAATTTGAAGAATAGGTTTTAAATTATTAAGAAGATAAAATAAAATATAAAAAGTTAAAATACTGCATTATTCAAATGTGAATTTGCAGTATTTTTTATGTCGTAATTCTAAGAAAGGAATATGTAAATGGAATTTAGGTTAATAGATAAAAATAAAACACGAGTGAAGTTTAGTAATAAGAGGGAAAAGATTGTTATAGAGCAATTAAAATATTTGGGACTAGCACCAAGTAAAGAGAGTAGTAAGTATACGTATTTTATATTTGCAGGAGATATAGCAACAACAGTTAAATGTTTAGGATTAGAGTATTAGTAAGTTAGGGAGTATATAAAAAAAAGGTGTTCATAACGAACACCTTAGGGTTAGAGAAAATTATAGTTAGCGAATCGTTTCTCTAACCGAACATCTATTCTTATTATAACATATAGATTGAAAAAGGGATAGGTGATTTTATGGAAATAACTAAAGAGCAATATAAAAAGATAAAAAAAGAAGTTGAGAATGATTTAAGAAATTACCCTTACTATTTAATTTCAATAGAGATGCCTGGACTTGGTTCAGCATGTAGACCAGATTTAATTTTCGATAAAAATATTAGTCCATCAGATCCAGTTGGAAAAGCAATAGTGGACCAAGAGTATAAGAGAATAATAGTTAATGCTATAAATTATGTATATGATAAATTAGATAATGATAGTAAGAAAGTCGTTGATTATAGTTACTTTAGGGATGATAAAACTAATCAAGAAGTTATAGAAGAACTAAAAATAAGTAAAAATAGGTTTTATGAAATAAAGAAAAAAGCTATTAATAAATTTATGATAGGACTTGGATATTGCTAACTAGGACAAAATAGGGAGAAAAAAAGGACTATTTCGGGAGTAAATTAAGACTTTTTAATGGATAAATTAGAGAATACTGATTACTATATTAGTATAGTGAAAAATTATATAGAGATTTAATACATAAGCACAAGCAAGTAAGCCTGTGCTTTTATTTTTGCAATGGAGGTGAGAAAAATAGTAAGTATATATATTAGTTATAAATGCACTAGATGCAATAAAGAAACAATATTACTTACAGATGAAGTTGCATCTACATTGAAAACTGGTAAGTGCTTATCATGTTCTCATTGTGGTTGTAAGAAGATAAGGGAAGAAAAAGCAACTGATAACTTAAAAGAATGTATGGAACACGCTGCATATAAAAAAGTTAATGGAGCAATTAGGCAGGTGAGATAACATGGGAAGGAAAAGACCTGCTAGACCTATTACAAGAACTAGTGATGTATTAGATATTCAAGATTATTTAAAATATAAAAATTATAGAGATTATGTTCTTTTTTTAGTTGGTGTTACTACAGGATATAGAGCAGGCGATTTAGTTAATCTTAAAGTGAGAGATATTAAAGAGGCCATGCGAAAAAAAGAATTCACAATTTATGAGGGTAAGAAGATGAACTCTAAGAAGATAAGAGAGAGGAATAGAAAGCCCAGAACAGTAGAACTAATACCAGAACTAGCAAAGATATTAAAAGAATATATTAGAGATAAAAAGGATTATGAATATATGTTTAAATCTAGAAAAGGAACTAATAAGCCAATAGGTGTTCAAGCTGTAACTAATGCAATCAAGCAGGCTGCTAACTATTTTGGACTTTATGACATAACAGCTCATAGTATGAGAAAAACATATGCTTATAAGATATATATTGAAAGTGATAGAGATATAGTTGTAGTTAAAGAATTATTAGGTCATAGCTCTATAGAAGAAACAAAAAGATATATAGGATTAGATAGAGAGAAATATCATCAATATTCAAAGTCATTAAGAGATTTTGTGAGATGATATTTTATTTTTTAGACTATGAATGTTTAAAAATTTGGTCTATCAACATTAAAGGTGAAAAAAATAAGTGCATATATTAGTAGATAAAATTAAAAATGAATGTGTGATTCCCTAAGATAATTAAACATTCAAATCGAAAAACACGAACGTTTTTTGGTTGTTTATTTATATTATTAACAATCTTTTTTGTAAAATGAGGTGCAAAATAAAACTAAAAAATATAGTCATTTGAAGGGACGTGTATTGTATGACAAAGGATTCAAAAGAAATTAGAGAAATGCAAAAGATATTTATAGGATTAGCAGATATTACAGGAAAGATGGCAGATATGGTTGATAAGGAATCAAATGGAGAAGAAATTAATCAAGAGGAATTTGAAAGCTTAATAGGATCATATATGTATAAACTTATGGAATTAGAAAGTTTATCAGGGAATATGTAGTCTATGCCAATATTAAAGCAATGTAGTAGCAGAGGATGCTACAAAATAGTAGATGAAGGAGAAGTTTATTGTAAATATCATCAAGAAAAATATATTGAAAGACAGAGAGAATCATACAAGGAGTGGCGAAAGAAAAGAGTTACTACCGAAGAACAGAAGGAGCTTGATGATTTTTATAAATCAATAGAGTGGCAAAACTCAAGAGATGCAGCAGTTAAATATCATTATGGAATGGATATATTTGAATTCTATCGAACTGGAAAGATAGTTGAAGGTGAGATTGTTCATCACATTATTGAAGCTAGAGAGAATAAGGAACTTAGATATACTGTAGAAAACTTAATTTATTTAACAGCGTTGAATCATAAGAGGATACACAAGAGATATAACAAGAGCTCTAAAGATAAAAAAAGAATACAAGATATGTTATTTGCATTAAAGATAAAATTTGACAATGAATTTAAATAAAAACCCCGGGGGATATGAATTTATTAATTGAGGCTAATAGAGTAAAACGCTTCAAAGTCTTGTGAAAATTTTTATAGATTTTTGCTATAGGGGGGCATAGAAAAGGAGGAACACGAACAATGGGGAGGAAGCCTAAAAAAATTAAACCGCCAATTTGGTTAGATGAAGTTGCAAAAGAAGAGTTTAAGAGAATTGAAAAATTACTTAGAGAAGAGGAAAAAGATTTTACAGAAAAAGATATCAAAGCTCTTGAAGCTTATAGTAGAAATTATAGTAAGTGGGTTGCAGCTGAATTAATTTTGATAAAAGAAGGTACTAACATGATAGTGAACGAAGAAGGATATGAGCAGCAAAGACCAGAAGTTAGTATTGCAAATAAGGCTCAACAAGAATGTAGAGCTTGGGCTAAGGAACTGGGAATAACTCCAAGTGCAAGAGCAAGGATGAATAAGGGACTTGTAAAATCTGATGGTGATATTGATGAAGAAATGGAAGGCATGATTAGCAAGTAATGATTTCTGTAAAGGAAATAGAATCAGTAGTAAAAGAACATGCAGATAAACAAGTCAATTATGCTTTAGAAAATGCTATTAAAGAGCAACAAGAAAAGTATGATAATGATAAGTATTATTTTGATGTAGAAGAGGCCTACAAAGTTTTTAAATTTATGCAAAAGCTTACCCTTGATAAAGGAAAGAAGGGAGCAAAAGTTAAACTCCTAAAGTTTCAGTTTAAAATATTAACATCTATATTATGTGTAAAAAGTAGAGAAACTGGATTTAGAAGATTTAAAGAAGCTCATTTAAATATTGGCCGTAAGAATGGAAAAGGTTCAATAGTTGCGTGGATAATAATATATCTTTACTTCACTGATGATACCTTTGGAGCTGAATATATAATTGTTGCCAATGATATTAAACAAGCAACTAATTTATTCAATACTATCAATATGACAATTAGAAACAATAAGACCTTAAGAAAGTATGTTAAAATCACAGAATCTAAAAAGCTTATGTATAGGAAACATACAAACAGTTATCTTAGAGTTTTAGCTAATGATGGGACAAACTTAGATAGTTACGCTACTTATATTGCAGTATTGGATGAAACTCATGAGTATAAAAAAACTGATGCTTATGACAAATTAATAACTGGTATGGGCTTATGGGATGAACCATTAATGTTTACTACAACTACAGCTTCAGGTGGAACTGATGAAAAGAATTTAGAGTATCAGATGTATAGTTATTCTAAAAAGATTGAAAGTGGAGAGATTAATGATGAAACTTTCTATTATGCAGTTTATGAGGCTAAGGATAAATGTGAAATTTGGGATGTAGAGGAATGGCTTAATGCTAATCCAGCTTTAGGAGTTTTTAAGAAAATTGATGATTTTATAAAGTTGGCTCATAAAGCAAGTGGAATGAAAACTTTTGAAGCTAAATTTAGAAGATTATATTTAAATCAGCATGTTGATACAGATTGCGTTAAAGGTGCTATTGATATGGAACTATGGAATGCATGTGTAACACATATTGATTTAAAAGAATTAAAAGGAATGGAACTTTGGGGTGGACTTGATTTATCATCTAAAAATGATATTACAGCTTTTGTAGCAGTTTTTTATGATAAGGACAATGAGAAGTTTATAATATATCCATTTTTATTTACGCCTGGAGAAAATGCAGAAGAAAGAGCAGAGGTTGATGACTTTGACTATCCCAAGTACATAAAAGAAGGGGATTTGATTGGTACAAGAGGTAAATATGTTAATTTTGAAGATGTATTAGACCATTTATATGACTTGGATTTGGATTTTGATATTAAAGAAATTGGTTTTGATAAGTGGGGAAGTACAACTATCATTAATAGATTAGAAGAAAAGTTTGATATTATTCCTTTAGGCCAAGGGGCTGGAGCTATGAAGCCTGTAATTGATGATTTTGAAAATATGCTTATTGATGGAAAATTAGTAATACATGATAATGAAGTGTTCAAAATAATGGCTGAAAATGTAGTTGCTGTAGTAACTGACGGTGGAACGAGATATAGCAAAACCAAATCAGAGTTTAAAATTGATGGAATAATTGCTATGTTAATGGCATTAATCCTTGCTATAGAAGCTAATGGGATTCCACACTATGATCCACTTTCAGAATTAGAAAAGGAGGATTGGACAAAGTGATAAAAATATTTAAGAAGCTTAAGAAAGATATTAAAAAATTTATATCTAGTAAGTTTTTATTAATAAAAGAGAATTGCAATGACACTATATTTCTTATAGGAGTTACTTTAATTCTAATATCTGCATATAGAGTAAATACAACCTTTGGAATATTTTTAACTGGACTTGCACTTATTGTATTATCCATTTTTTTAGAAAAATTTAAAAGAAATAATTAATAAATTAAGAAGAAAGGGGGTGAGAGTTTGATATTAGATAGAATAGTTAATAAAAATCAGAGCCCTTTATATAGCGAAACCCAAAGATTTACTTGGAAGTCCATGTTAGGAAATACTCTAACTAATGAGGATTATCTAAAAGAAAGTACATATCTAAAGTGTATTTCTTATACAGCTAATAAGATTGCAAGCTTAACATTTCATATAAAAAGATATGAAGAAAATATTGGATATGTTGATGCAATAGAACACCCTTATCATGACTATATAGCATTAAGGCCTAATAGTGGAATGAATTTTACTAATATGATAAGAAGTTTAGTCACTATTGGAGAACATGAGGGAATTAGTTGTTTATATATTGCTCAAAATGGAATGTTATTTCCTTGTAGAGTAAATCAAATATTTATTGATAATGCTGGACTAATAGAAAGTATGAAAAGTATTCCAATAGCACTTGAAATAGTTTGTAATAATCAAACCAAAATAGTAGCAGAGGAGAGCTGCATTATCTATCATGGTGGGCTTACTACAGATGGAGTTAGTTGTGTACCTATTATGGAATATTTAAAACAAACAATGAAGACAACTATGGAAGGGCAAAATATACTTTCTAAATTATTTGAAAGTGGATTAACTAATAAAGCTCTTATACAACTTACAAGTGATATTAAGGACGAAAAAGATTTAAAAAAAATACAAGCTAAATTTAGTAGACTATTTTCAAATGAAGGGAGAATTTTTACAGTTCCAGCAGGATACAATGTATCTCCTTTAAATTTATCGTTAGCAGATAGTCAGTTTAAGGAGCTAAGAGGGTTATCACGAAGAGAAATTGCTAGTAATTTTGGATTAAGTCCTTCAATGATAGGAGAAGAAACAAGTGGAACTGTAGATATAGAAGCAGAAAACCTAAGATATTTAACAGATACTTTATTAGTTAAAATAAAGGCCATTGAAGAAGAGTTTAACTTTAAGTATCTTGATAGAATAGATCGTAAATTAGGGTATAAAGTAGATATTAATTTTAATGTGCTTTTAAGGACCACAGCTGAAAAACAAAAAAGCATTATAACTGATTATGTTAAACATGGAATTTATTCAATTGAATATGCTAAAAAATTACTTGGAGTTCCTAATATAGAAGATGAAACAGTAACATTACCTTCAGGACAAGTTCTTTTAAGGGATTTATTAGCAGGAAAATTAAGTTATCAAGATAAAGAAACAAAAGAAAATAAAGAAAACAAAGAAAGGAAAGGGGGTGAGACAGATGGAGAAGGAGATGAATAATCACTATACAGATGGTGCATTAGAAATTAGAAGTGATGGTGACAAGAAAGATTATATCCAAGGTTATGCTCTTATTTTTGATAGTATGAGTGAGGATATGGGATTTAGAGAAATTATTAGGAGTGGTGCTCTTGATAATACCGATATGAGTGATGTTATTTTCTGCTTAAATCATGATGTAAGTATGGTATTGGCAAGGAATAATAAGAGTGATGGTGTAGGAGCATTGAAACTAACAGTAGATTCAAAAGGTCTATTCTTTGAAGCACAGCCAACTAATACAACCTATGCTAGAGATTTAGTTGAGAATATGAGAAATGGTATTCTAACGAAGTGTAGTTTTAGATTTACTTTAGATTATGAAGACCAATCGTCTCAAAGTTGGGATTGGGATAGAGATGGTAAGCGAGGGTATGATTTAAGAACAATTAACAAAATTAAAAAAATTCGAGATGTATCTATTGTAACTTTCCCAGCTTATGAAAGTTCAGTAGCTAATACATATATAAGAGCTAAAGAAAATTATGAAGCTGAAATTAAAGAAGCAGAAAAATTAAAAAATGAAAAAGAAAAGTTATTAATAGAACTTATGTAATGAAGTTATGTAAGTTCTATTTTTATTTCTAAAATTAATAAAAAGTGAGGTAAAAGTATGAAGTCAAAAGAAATTTTAAAGTTATTAAAAGCTAAGAGAGAGGAAGCTAGAGCATTAGCAGAAACAGATATGTCTAAGGCTAGAGAAATGTTAGAGGAAATAAGAGAATTAGAAAAGGATCTTGAAACTGCACAAGAACTAGAAGAGATGGAATTAAGAGAATTAGCTGCTGGAAAACCAGTTAATCCTAAAAAACCAAATGAAGAAGTGAGAGAAGCTACTAAGGAAGATGAATTAAGAGCCTTAGGGAAATATATGACTGGAAAAGCTTTAAATGATGAAGAAAGGGCTTTAGTTACTGTATCAGATAATGGAGCGTTATTACCACAAGGTTATATAAATGAGTTGATGGTTTTAAGAGATGGTTTTCCATCATTAAAAAAGTATTGTCATGTTATACCTGTAACAACTAAGACAGGAAAAATGCCAATAGCTACATTAGGAAATAATAAGTTATCTAAGCTAACTTCAAATCAACCAATTGAGGAAGGAGCAATTTCTACAAATAGCGTTTTATATGATGTAGCTGATTATGGGAAATTTGTACCAGTTGAAAATTCCTTAACTGATGATGAGGTCGTTGGATTAATTCAGAATGTTATTATTCCTGATTTTGCAGAAGGTTCAGTTGCTGCTGAAAACGGAGAGATAATGACTGTAGTTAAGGCTAAGTCTACTAAAGTTGAATCTACATCTTATTTAGATTTAGAGAATGCAATGGATAGTCAAGTACCTGCGGTTAAAGCAGGACTAATTACTATTACAAATACTGCTGGATATGTGCATTTAAAAAATATGAAGGATAGCATTGGTAGAAATTTAAATTTGATTACCAATGTAAATGGAGTTGATTATTTTAATAGTAAGCCTATAATAACTCTTTCAGATGAAGATGTTTCACCTACTTCTGATGGAAATGTAATTTACTATATTGCTAATTTAAGAGAACTTATCAAGTTTATTGATAGACAAACCCTAGAAATAGCAAAATCAACAGAGTTTTTATTTAATAAAAACCAAGACTGTTTAAGAGCAATTGAAAGATTTGATGTTAAGGAAGGAGCTGCAAGAAGTGCAAAAGTTCTAGAGTTTAATCCGGTCAAAGGAAGTGAGATTGCAGCAGAGGTTGAAGCTTTAAAAGCTAGAGAAGTTGAAGCTTCTGATAAAGAATTAAAAGGATTAATAGCTCAATTAATTAAGTCTTTATCAGAAAATACAGAAGAAATTAAAGAAGAGAAAGAAACAAAAGGGAAAACTAATAAGTAATTAAAGGAAGGGGGCTCCCTTCCTTCTTTAAGGATGGATATATATATGAATATTCCAAAAGAATTAATAGAAGAAATTAAAGATTATTTAAATGTATATGATGAGAAAGATGAGGTAATAGAAAATATTATTTTAGAAGCTCAAATATATATTGATACAACTGTAGGAGAAGCTTATAAGAATAATGAGAAAAAATCAAGACTAGCTAAGGTCCTTTTAAAGAAATTATGTTCAGACTTATATGACAATAGGAGTATGAACATAACATCTCAAGTTAAAAGAGATACCATAGCCCAAACAATTCTTGATGCTCTTTCATTAGAAAGTGAGGGGGAATATGTTTAATTTAAATGCAGGAGAATTTAGGCATCCTATAGTCATTCAAAATTGTGTATACAAGAAGAATGAAGATAAGATTAAAGTTCCTGTATGGGAAGATAAAATTAAAACAAGAGCAAAGGTTTTGAATGTAAGAGGAGAGGAATTTATTCAAGCTCAAGGAACTGGTGTGAAAATAGAAAAAACTTTCTATATAAGAGCTAGTAAAACAATAAAAATACACGAAGAAGATAGGATTATCTTTAAAAATCAAGCCTATGAGATAGTTTATATAAATGATATTGAGGAAAGAGGAATTTGTATAGAAATTAAGGCGAGAAGGTGTAAATAATGAGTTTGAGTGTAGAAGGCTTTGACGAATTATTTAATACATTAGATTCTTTAGGGAATGTGGGTAAAAAGGTTGGTGTAAAAGCTGTAAGAGGAGCTACAAAAACAGCATTAAAAAGCCTTAAGAGATATGCACCTAAAAAGAGTGGAAAAGGTGGAGAAGCCTTAAAAGTTATATCTGTTAAGTCATATAAAAGTGGAAGTGTTTGGGGAAAGGCTGGTATAGATAAAACAAACTGGGAAGAAACAAAGCATCTTTGGTTTCAAAATTACGGATATGATGTAGGAAAGACTCATGTAACTAAACATGTTGGATGGGTTGAAAAGGCTTTTCAAGAGTGTAAGAAAGATGCACAAAAAGAAATGATTGATATTATATCAACTGAAATTGATAATGCTTTGAGGTGATATAAGTATGAAAGAGCTAATAGAAAATACCCTTAAATCAGTAGGAATAGAGGTTAATTACCTTGAAAGAGTAGGAGATGAATATCCTCAATTAGTTTATACCTTCAATGAATATCCAAATAGTTCTGGTGACAATAGAGAAGAAACTGCTCTATATGATATATATTTAAATTTATATATTGAAAGTGGCATTGAGAGTGATATTGATAGCACTGTAAATAAAATTAAATCAGAATTAGAAAAAGCACATTTTAAGAAGGTAGCAATTAATAGTCCTATAAAGTTTGAGGGAGTTAATTATTATCAAATAACTATGAATTATAAAAAGATAATGTAAGGAGGAATTATAAATGGCTAGAGAAGAAGGAATTAGCAGAATAACTATGTGGCCACTTGAAACGGATAAGGTTGGTTCTAAGCCGACTTACGGAGAAAAGTTTCTATTACCATGGGCGGTGAATTTTGAAACAGAGGATCAATACAGAGAAGGGCAATATTATGGAGATAATATTGTAGAACAAAGTAAGAAATCTATATCAAAAGTAACTGTAGATATGGAAGTATCATCAGATACTCCACCATCATTAGATGCAAAAATCACAGGTAAAGGCTATAAAGGTGGGATGGCCTATAAAAATATTGGAGATAAAACTCCAGCCTATGCAGTAGGATATGAAATCCTAATGAGTGATGGAAATATTAGAAGAAGAATTATTTACAATGTTGGCTTTACGAGAAATTCTCATACCAATAAGACTATTGAGGATGAAGCTGAAGGACAAACATATACTTATTCAGGAGTTGGCTTACCACTTGCATCTACTGGAGATGTAGAAGCAATAATAGATTTGGCTGAAATAGAAGCAACATCATCTGAAGAAGAAAAAACATGGTTAAAAGAAAGATGGGACAAATTCTTTGAATCCCCTGTATTACCAGAAGAGTATCAACCTTCGATATAGCTGCTAAAAAGAATAAATAGATAATTAAAAAAGGGAGTAATTCTCCCTTTTTGCTTAGGAGGAATTATGGAAGTAATTAATTTAAGTAAAAAAGTTGTAAAGCCAATACTTTTAAACGGATTAGAATGTATTTGTGTTCTAGATAACACTACAATAGATCATTACCAAAGAGTAAATAAAATTGGATTTTTAAAAGGCCTAGAGTTAATGGAGAAAAATGAAATTAAGGGTGTTAAAAAGCTTGTTGGAAGTATTGTAAGAGATAAAAAAACAAACAGAATTCTTGGGGAAAAATACTTTAATCAGTTTAATGATATTCAAATAGGGGCTGTTTTTACACCAATAATAAAAGAGTTATTACCTAACTTACCAGAACCTAAAGAGGAAAGTGAAAAAAAGTAGATAAGGATAGTGATGGATATATAGATATAGACAATTTATATTATCTATCTAGAACTATCCTAAGTTGGGATGATGAAACTTTTTGGGAAAGCTCACCAAGATTTTTATTTAAGCAACTGGATCTATTTGCACAATACAATAAACCTTCTAAAAAATCTAACGTGAAGAAAAGTGGAACATATGAAGAAAGGATTGTAAAAGAAAATAGACAAAAGCTTAAGGTTATGAGTTCAGAGGAGGTGAGAAAATGGCAGATGAAAAAGTATTAGCCGTAAAATTAGCTTTTAAAGCTGGTGGATATAAGCAAGAAATAAAGGCTATAAACCAAAATACGAAAGTTCTTAAATCTGAATTTGATAAAGCAAAAGCAGGGTCAGAGGATTTTGAAAATTCCCTTGAAGGGCAAAAAGCAAAACTAAAGCTTGTAGCAGGAGAACTTCAAAATTCTAAAGAAAAGCTTAATATATACAATACTCAAATGAAGAAGTGTAAGGATACCTTGGAAGTTGCAACAAAAGCCTTTGATGAACAACAAAAAGAAGTTGAGTCCCTTAAGAATCAGATAAAGGATTATTCTTCAGCATATGGGGCTACATCTCCAGTAGTAAAGAAACTTGAACAAAACTTAAAAGATGCAGAAAAAGCACTTGAGAGTAAAAGAAGGGCTGTAATAAATGCTGATAGCAGCTTAACAGGAATGAAAATTACTATAAATAAAACTGAAGCAGATATTTCAAACCTTTCTAGTGAAATTAGAAAAATTGAAGGCGAAATTAGTGAGTTTGGGAAGGAAGCAAGCTATAGTGAGAAAGTTTTAGATAGTTTCAAAGAAAATATTGAGGGTACAACAGATGAAGTAATACAATTTGGAGCTCATATGTCAGAACTTGGACAAGGCGTAATGGATGTGGGTGAAAAGGTTGGAGAAACCGGTAAAAAAATTCTAGATTCATTTGGTGGTGCAATTGAGAAAGCCGATTCTTTTAACTCAAGTATGAATGATTTAAGAGCTAAAACTGGTGCTGCTGCAGAAGATATGGAAGAACTTACAAAGGTAACTGAAAATGTATATAATAACAATTTTGGTGAAAGTTTTGAAGAAGCAGCTGAATCAGTTGCAACAGTAAATAAATATCTTTGGCTTACAGGAGATGAACTTCAAAAAACTACTGAAAAAGCGTATGGATTAAAAGATACTTTTGGGTATGATATAGCTGAAAGTATAAGAAGTGTAGATATGCTTATGGATACATTCGGTTTAACTTCAGATGAAGCTTTTAATTTAATTGTCCAAGGGGCTCAAAATGGACTTGATTTTTCAGGAGAAATGTTAGATACAATTAACGAGTATTCAGTTCAATTTGAGAAAGCTGGACTTGAAGCAGAGGATATGTTTAATATTCTTTTTGATGGAGCTCAATCAGGGGCTTGGAATTTAGATAAGGTAGGAGATGCTGTAAAAGAATTTAATATAAGATTAACTGATGGATCTAATACTACCAAAGAAGCGTTATCAAAATTAGGTATGAATGCTGATGATGTGGCTAATACAATGAGTGAAGGTGGAGATAAGGCAAAGGAAACTTATGATTCAATAATTAAAAAAATAGCTGAAATGGATGATGCTCAACAACAAAATTTAGTTGGAGTAGGACTGTTCGGAACTATGTGGGAAGATTTAGGACCAGGAGTAATAACAGAATTGAATTTTGTGAGTGATGCATTTAACAGAACTTATGATAGTGCAGGAGAACTTAATGAAATTAAATATGATAATCTTAGTAGTGCTACAGGAAGTTTAAAAAGAACTATAGAAACAGGACTTTTAAAACCAATAGGAGAGAGTTTGTTACCACTTTTGAATAATTTAATACCTCAAATACAAGGAGTAGTTGATAAGTTAAAGTCATGGATACAAGAAAATCCTAAGATAGCATCTGCTATTACAATTATAATAGGTGTTATAGGAGGGTTACTTGCTATAATTGGCCCTATTATTACCACAATAGGAATGTTAGTAATATCACTTGGAGCAATGTCAACAGCATTTGCAGCAGCTGGAGGAGTAGCTGCTTTTTTTAGTGCTTCAATACTTCCTGTTATAACTGTAATTGGAGCAGTAATAGGTGTGGTTGCTACCCTTGCTATGGCAATTTACTCTAATTGGGAAGGTATTAAGCAAGCTACAATTCAATTAATAGAAACTTGCAGACCTCAATTTGAAGCTTTTAGGGATTCGTTTAATAATCTTTGGCAAGTAATAAAATCAATTTACGAAACAGTTATAAAACCTTTATTTAAAATGATAGGTCAAGTAATTCAATATTGTATAGAATTTGTCACACCAATTATTCAGAGATTGCTTCCTGTATTCACAAGCGTGTTTAATGCAATAAGTAGTTTCTGGAATAGCATAGGAAAGCCTGTCTTTAGTGCCATTATAAGTATCATACAAACTATAGGTAAGGTAGTTAAGCCAATATTTGATACTTTTAAGGATGTAATTTGTGGAGCTATGGATGCAGTATTGAAGCCTATTCAATGGGTAATAGATAAATTATCCGAATTATTTGGATGGATAGGTGATGTTGGAAGTAAAATAGGAGGATTTTTAGATAAGATAAATCCTTTTAAATCTATAGATATAAACACAAACATAAATCCTAATAGTGAGGAATTAGCTGGAGTTGCAAGGAGTAAATCAATATTAACTAATACCGCTTTAAGTGGAGCTTACTACCAACCACAAACTAGATCAAGCAAGAATATAGGAACAATGATTCAGAGTTCTAATGCTTTTTCAAAGGCTATAGGAGGAAATGACAAATTTGATTCAAATAATATATCAAGCTTTAACATAAAGCCAATGGAAGATATGTTTAGAAAGATGATAGAGTTGCTTTCAGTTCAAAATAGTTTAATAGAAAAGAATAAGCCAGTATTCAATTTAGATGGTGAGGAATTAGCAAATAAGCTAGACACGATAAATGGTACGAATATGATGTTATATGGGAGGTTTAACTAAGAATGATAGGACAATTTAAATTCGCAGACAAAAAAAGTTATGATGATTTTAAGTTACTATTGTACAAAGTTGAGGTTGAACAACCGACACCTAATATATTAAAAGTATCAGTACCATTTATGAATGGAAGTTATGATATGTCAGAGTTATATGGTGAAAGTTCATATCCTGATAGGGTAGTGTCAATAGGGGTAGAGTTTGAATATTTTAATGATCTAAGAAGAGAAAAGTTAAACTTATTATATGATGAAGTCGTAATGTGGTTAAGGTCATCTATAAATGAAAAATTAGAAATTGATTTTCAATACGGATATTTTGTAGGAAGGGCTCAAGAAATAAGTTCCTTAGAAGTATTTGAGATGACTGGAAGAATTGAAATTAAATTTATATGTTATCCATTTAGATATGGAAAATACGAAGAAGGAAATGATATATGGGATACATTTAATTTTATAAATGGAATTAGCCAAAATACAGATTTTGGTATTAATGGTATTAAGGAGATATTGCTGATAAATCCTAGCATAGCATCAATAGTTCCAGAAGTTGAAACAACTAGTGATATTGAGGTGGTTAAAGGAGAAAATGTTTATTTATTCAAGTCAGGAGTAAATAAGGATTATAGATTTATGCTAAATAAAGGGGAAAATAGACTTACTTTAAAAGGTAAAGGTGAAATAAGGTTTAAATTTAGAAGAGAGGTGCTTTAAAGTGTATGAGGTAAATTTAATAAATGATGATATAACATTAATTAATTCATCTACAATTACACATGGAGCACCTAGATTACTAGCTGGAAAGGTTAATTTAGGTATAAATACTATAGATAGTTTTTCCTTTAATATAAGTCCTTATAATCCTGGATATAATAAGTTGTTTCCATACAAGAGCAAGATAGAAGTAATACAAAAGTTAAAAGGTATTGAAAAGCTAATATTTAGGGGGAGAGTATTACTTCCAACTAATAATATGGATTCAAGTGGTAACTTTTCTAAAAAGGTAGTTTGTGAGAGTGAATTAGCTTATCTATTAGATAGTACACAAACTTATGGAGAATATCACAATATATCAGTAAAAGACTTTTTAAAGATCATAATTGATAATCACAATAAAAAGCAACCTGATAAAAAATTCGTTGTTGGTGAAGTAACTGTAAAAGATAATAATGATTCTTTATATAGGTATCTAGGATACGATAAAACACTTGATACAATTAAGGAAAAGCTTATAAATACTTTAGGTGGGGAGCTAAGAATAAGATATGAGGGTGATATAAGATATCTTGATTATTTAGAGATAATAGGGGAAAAGAAGCCAACAGAGATTAGGCTATCTAAAAATATGATTACAATAGAACAAGAGAAAGACCCAACAAGTATTAAGAATAGAATAACTCCTTTAGGAAGTAAAAAAGAGGATACTGAAGAGAGATTAACTATTGCAAGTGTTAATAATGGAGTTACTTGGGTTGATGATATTGAGAGTCAAAAAGAATTTGGAATTTTAGAAGATAGTATAATATTTGATGATGTTAATACTCCATCTGTTCTGAAAGATAGAGGACTAAAGAAGTTAGAGGAACTAAATAAAATAAAAAAGAAACATAAACTATCTATTGTAGATTTAGCTTTGATAGGAATAGACAAATATAATATTGATATTTACAACTATTATAGAGTTATTAATCAAGTTATGGGAATAGATGAATATTTAAGGGTTATAGAGCAGAGTATTGATATATTAGCTCCTCAATCATCTACTATAACTATAGGAGATAAGTTTGAAGATATAAAGAGATATCAGAACGATATTAGCCAGAGAGCAGTCAGTAACGTTAAAAATTTATCTGAGAATATTTCTAGAACAAATAATAAGGTAAATTCATTAAAAAATGATGTTGTAGACGTTGATAATCATACAAAATTAAATGAAATTGATATAAAGAAACAGAAAAAATATATGATAATGGGGGTCTAAAAATGGATGAGATAGCTAGGTTATATACAGGAAACTTAACTAGTGAAGAAAAATTAATAGATTCTACCAATGGTGTAGTATTAAAAACAATACTAATTGGAAATAGAAATGAGGAAAAAGCAACAGTGTCTATAAATATAGATGGTGCTGCTTTTTATTTTGACATTGATTCAAATAAAACTCTGATTATAGATAATCCAATAGTATGTAATATTTTAAAAGCAAGTTCAAATGTGAATATATATATTCACATAAGTGGTATTAGACTAGGGGAGGTGTAGTATGGCAAACATAAGTGGCATATTAGAAAAAATACGGAAAGCTATTTATGGAAAAGAAGTAAGAGGAAGCCTAGCAGATGGACTAGAGGCCATTAATAATGAAACTGAGAATACAACTGTAAGACAGAAAAAATTAGAAACAACATTCAATGATCTAATTATTAATGCTGGAAATAGTAATGCTGAAATAGTAGATGCTAGAGGTGGAGAAACCAAATTAAAAGATAGACTAGATAAGTTTGATGAAAAATTGGGAGAAAAGTCAAACATAATTGTTTGTGAAGAAATTCCATCAGTAAAGAAGGTAAATACATTCTATTTTAAAGTTACTGAGAAGCAGAGTGCAAGTGGTGGAAATCAGAACATAAAAGTATCACCCAATATGGGGATAAAAATAGTTTAAGAAAGGAAGATGAAAAGGTGGCTGAGTTAAGAAAAGTAAGAATTCAATTATTAAATGAAAGTACAGGTGCGGTTGAAGAAGAGGTAAATGTTTTAACATCTGCGGACTGTGTTACTTTTGGTGATGGAGAAACATTTGAACAAAAGTTAGCAGCAGGTAAATTAACAGGACCTAAAGGAGAAACTGGGGCTCAAGGGCCACAAGGAATACAAGGTCCTAAAGGCGAAACAGGAGAACGAGGTGCAACCGGAGCAGCTGGTGCAGCAGGAGCAAAAGGTGTTTCAATGAGATTATTAGGTGCATGGTCAAATGCTACTGCTTATGTGAACAATTCGACTTATATAGATATTGTCACATATGGTGGAAATACTTATGCTTGTAAAACTTCCAATACTGGTCAAACTCCTACAAATACAACTTACTGGACTTTAATAGCACAAAAAGGAGCAACAGGTGCACAAGGCGTTCAAGGACCCAAAGGTGATACTGGTGCAACTGGACCACAAGGGCCACAGGGAGCAGCAGGAGCAAAAGGAGCAACAGGAGCTCAAGGACCCAAAGGTGATCCAGGAGATACAGTAAAGGTTGGAACAAGTTTAAGCAATGCTACACAGAAGAAGCTTTTCTTTAAAATAGTTTAGGAGGAGTAGAGAATATGGCTGTAAATAAAATAGAAATACAAGATGAAAACGGAGATTTATATTATCCACATACTGATTCAAGCGTTGTCTTTAATAAGAGAGGAAGTTCAGTTAATAATGAATTATCTGATATAAATTCTAAACTAACACATACACAAACTGAAGACCTTCTAGTAAAACAAAGGATATTAAACTCTTATTTAAACAAAGGCGGTTTGAAATTAACTAATGTTAATGATCCAAGTAAAAATTCATATGATGGATATTGGATAGATAATGGAGTTTTAAAGGTAGGTGCTAGTGATAAGACAAGAGTAAAGACTCCTATAATTAAAATAACCAAAGCTATGGATGTAACTTTTGATTTTCCTGGCTATGAGTGGTGTTCCGCTAAGTGTTCAGATGCTTCAGGTAATGGGGCTTCTTGGGACAAATTATATGCTGGTGGGCCTACACATCATTTTGAACCTGGTTATCAAGCTCTATTATTTAAACATAATACAGACAGAGAACTATCTGAAGCTGAAAAGAGCAGATTAGTTTTAAGTTTCTATGATGAAATTTATTCTAGTGCTACTACTGCTATGGTAAATAAATTGAATGCTAACACGAATGGATATGACCTAATATTCCCTTTTATTACGGATATACATCATTTTCCTACAGATGACTTGAAATGGAGTGGGAATGTTAAAAATAACAATATAGATCATCTACAAGGGTTAATAGAGTTAAGTAATAAATTTCCTATAGACTTCTCTGTTATAGGAGGGGATTTATCCTATGACTGGACTACTATGTCTATATTCAAACCATTTATTCAAGATGTATCAAATAGGGCACAAAGGGCTAATTCTCCTGTCTATTTCTTAGCTGGGAATCACGACTTTGGTGATGCATATAACTATAAGAAAACTGGAAAAGATGCAGTGTTATCTCCAGCACAACTTAATACTTTGCTTGGAAGAGCAGTAAGTAATACTATGTATTACTACAAAGATTTTCCTAAACAGAAAGTTAGACTGATATTCTTGAATACTGATGATAATTATTTCTTACTTTCAGATGGAACTACTAAATATCCAAGAATACCTACAGGTAATGATGATGAAACTATACACGTTGTAGGGAAGGAACAAGGGAAATGGTTAAGTGAAGCTTTAAGAACGCCAGATGAAGGATGGGCCATAATATTTATGTCTCACGTACCTTTAAGAGCTCAAACTCAAAATAGCTTGGCTATTGCAGATTTAATAAATGCGAGAAAAAATAAAACATCAAAGACATTTACTAAGACAAACTCCAATTCAGACTTCTCTTGGGAGTTTAAAGTTGATTATTCAAAGGAATATGATGTAGATATAGTTGGATGGATAAGTGGACATACTCATTCGGATGCTATTAATAATTTTAATAATATTAAGGTTATTACTGTAACGCAAGCTATGGGGGATAACACAGGATTAGGTAAGGATAAGATAGATACTTCTAAAACTACATTTGATGTATTTTGTTTAGATAGAGCTAAAAGAAAATTAGACATAAAAAGGTTTGGAAATATCGGAAGTGACAGGAGCATAACTTATTAGAGCGAAATGAATAACTAAAAGTAAATAAGATTTAAGAGAGATTAGAAGAGATTCTAGTCTTTTTTTATGGGAAAAATTGCATGGATAAAGGAAGCATAACTGCAAATAATATTACTGCGAATAAATATTGAATACAATTATGCTCCTATTATGCAATTCTAATAGGGCCAGTATTGTGGTCCTTATTAGATTACATTATTAGTATTACAAAAAGTAAAATAAATATTCAGTTATATTTAATTTATGTCAACAAAAATACGGAAGGTGCGAAATGGATGAAAGAGAAACAATACAAGACATAAGAGAGAGGTTGGTACGAATTGAAATACTATTAGAAGAAAGTTCTAAAGCAAATTTACTACAGATAAATGGATTAGATGAAAAAATAAAAGTATGTAACCATAGGATAAATGACTTGGAAAATCAAAATACATGGCTATGGAGAGCGATAGTAGGAGGTTTAATTACTGGTGCTATTGCTCTTTTATTTAAATAATAAAGGAGATGTTATTATGGAAAATTTAATGAACTTTATACCAGAACAACTATTAATTCTTATTGCTGCTACTTATGTATTAGGTATATTTCTTAAGAGGATTGAAAGCATTAAGGACAAGTATATAACAATTATACTTATGGTTTTTACAGTAGCTTCTAGCATGCTTATAAGTGGGTTGTCGATAACTTCTTTCTTACAAGGTATATTATGTTGGGGAGTTAGTGTAGGGATTAATCAAACTGCAAAACAATTAACTAAACAAGAGTAGTCAAATAGGCTACTCTTTTACTTTATCTATTATAAGGAGGAAAAAGATGCTTACAATCAATAAAGAATTTTTAAAATCTCATAAATGCTATAAAGGAAGAAATAATCCTAAATATATAGTTAACCATGAAACAGATAACTATAGTGAAGGGGCAGGAGCAAGAAACCATGCTAAAGCTCAATTTAATGGGAATTTAGGAGATGCTTCAGTTCATTTTTATGTAGATGATAAAGAAATATATCAATGTTTAGAGCTTACAGATGGTCCATGGTCCGTAGGAGATGCGAATTATGGAGTAATTACAAATTGGAATAATATTAGCATAGAAATATGTGTTAATCCTGATTCAGATTACAATAAAGCTAGAAAGAATGCGGCTGAATTAAATAGGTACTTATTGGATAAATATGGATGGTGGATGGACAGAGTAAAAAGACATTATGATGCTACTTATAAGACATGTCCTAGAAAGATGGTTCAAAATCCTAACCTATGGAAAGAGTTTATACAGTGGATTAATACTGGTGATACTTCTATAGAGATAGATCACAACAAACCTATTTATGTTGCAACTATAGAACAATCTAAAAACTTTATAGGAAATAGAGCAAAGGATGTACAAGCCAAACTTATAAGCTTAGGGTATGACCTGGGAAGCTGGGGTGCTAATGGTATATGGGGTGAGTATAGTTATAATGCTTTGCTTAAATTCCAAAAAGATAATGGATTAAATCCAGATGGATATTGTGGCCCTGCAACAACAGCCAAGCTAAATGAATTATATGAAAATAAGGGGGAATCAAGATTGTTAAAGGTAATGAAGAATAAGGTTGTTAAATTAGGTAGTGAAGGAAATCACGTTAAGATGCTTCAATCTAGCTTAACAATGCTAGGTTACAATGTAAATGGAATAGATGGCCATTGTGGTAATGGATGTGTAGCTGCAATTAAAGCATATCAAAGAGATAATGGATTATCTGTAGACGGTTCTTGTGGCCCAGCAACTTGGACTAGTATTTTAACTAAATAATTGGTTATAATAAAAACGCTATACTTACAAAATAAGAAAAAAATAAAGAGCGATTAATCTTACTTGTGGGGTGGATTAATCGCTCTTTATATTTATATATAGGTTCAGGAGTATTAATTTAATTAAAACTAATACTGGTTTATTATATCAATTACAAAATAGCATAAAAATGGAAGAAAGTCAATAAAATTACTCTGATTATGTCGGAAATAGGGTTGGTTTATAAATGTTATATTTATTTAAGTATGTGGTTATACTTATTAATAGCATTGTACTATACTTATAGATAAAAGCTAGTAGACAGGGATAAAACCTTGTTTGCTAGCTTTTTTGTTACTAATCTTACAAATATAATATTTATGAATAACATATATAAGTAGGATACATCTTAAAATTATATTTATTAAATTCAGGAATGAGCTTACAAGGTGTTCAAAAATTTCTAGGATATGAGGCTTCAGAAACGACATAAAGGTATGCACAGATTTATCAAGAAAATCTTAAAAAGGAATATAAGATATTAGTAAGTTAAAAAACGCTTCATTTATATATAGATTATTTTAGGTATATTAATGTAACAAACATACAACTAACAAAATAGTTTATAAACTCGATAAATATTATATTTCAAATTCTCAAAGAGATAATACAAGAGTTTTTCAAAACCCCACAAACCAAATGTTTGTGGGGTTTATTTATATTTAAATTAATAAATATTAAAAAAGCTAAGGACTTAATCC